GTCGAGCTATGATTAAATCATCCTGCCCTTCTGTATCATCTTGTACTTCTTGTAGCTCTTCGGTAGGAGCACCCTCAGAAACTTCAGCTTGAGTTTGTATATCCTGAGGAGCAGCTTCTGATATTATAGCCTCAGCAGCTTGCTCTGCTTCCTCTTCTGCTTCTTGCTCTGACTCAGTTAAAGTTTCCTGTATAGGTTCTGGTATTTGTAAAGTTATGTCTTCTTCTATCTCTTCATCTACTTCAGGTGCTGTAGCCTCAAGGTTTACCTCTTGTGTTTCTATAGTATCAGCCTGTGCTTCTTTTACAGAGGCCATAGAATCTCTTAGTATTTTAGCGTAGTCAGCAGCAGCTTTTTCTCCCATGATTCTGTCTCTAGAATCTTGTTCAGCTTGCCTTTGATCTGCTGCTTGTTTTAGCTTTACAGATTCATTGTATTTTTTTTCAGCATTAGACGCTGCTTTTCTAGCATTATCACGTTCTGTTTGTGCAGCAGCTATAGCTTGTTTTAACTGAATAGCTTCTTTTTGTTTGTCTATCTCAGCTTGTTTTAGTTGCTTTTGTAAGGTTTTGTAAAATGGCATTTTAGTAGCCCTAAAACCGTACTGTCTTTTTTGATCGTCTATTCTCTTTTTGTAACTAGCTATAGTCTCATCATAGCTTTCATTGCTTTCCTGAAGAGCTTCAGTAGCCGTAGTTACTTCCTCGTTTGCATTTTGTAAAGCTTCTTCAGCAGTATTGAGAGTATTTAAGAAACCTTGAGTAGCGTCTACTGTCGTTGTGTCTTCCTCTTCCTCTTCTTCTTGTTGAGATAAACCTTTACCTGTTAAATAAGCAAGATAAGGGTTTATTCCTTCACCAGATAAGTAATCGTCAGCAGGGTCTTCATCGGTTCCTGTTTGATATATTAAACTTCCACCTGCAAGTTCTCCTGCACCCGGAATAGGTATGGGAAGACCTGCAGCTATTATTCCTAACGCTATATCGGTAACTTCAATACCTGACCCAGTTTTATCAAATATAGTTCCGTACTCACCTACTGCTCCCTCCTGCATATAGTTACCAGCAGTTTGCTGAGGATCATACTCACCTGAATGGTACATATCCGTAAAGGAACTAGGCTGGCCCGGATCACCTATATTTAAAAAAAGAGTCCTACCTTTGTCATCTTTGTAAAACCTAGATATACCTTCGTCTTCTAGGAACTGATTGATTGTAGCGTTGTATGCTTTTAGTTCCTCAAAGTAATTAGTGAAAGCAGATTGCACGTCAGCACCTTCCATACCACTAGGATCAGTAGATCCTGCAGCAGTCATTCCTGACTCGTCTGCCCCATAGAAGCGAGGCATATTCTTTACTAGCTCTCGTAGTCTAGCTAGTTGTGCTGTAGTTAGCTTAGGTGGACCACCCTCTTCCTGCTCAGTGTCGTCTTCAGAATCGTCAAGTATTCTCCCTCCTAAAAGACTTAGGGAAGCCTCGTCTGCAAAAGGGTCACTGTAAGCGAAAGATGAGAAGCCGTTAGCCACTACTTTTTACCCCATGTAGATAAAGTCTTGATGCCAAAGCTAGCTGATATTGCACCACCTAGGAATACTTTGTAGTAGTCAGGCATGGTAGCCAGCACGTTAAAACCTTCCTGCACGTAAGGAACCATGCTAGGTATAAAAGCACAAATGAGTGGCAAGCTGAGTATAACAGCAAACCACTCATCTTTCCATGAGGACTGAGATCCCTGAGCTTGCATGGTTTCCCAATCAGCGTCAGTTTCTATACGCCTCATCTTCGACTCATGTACAGCCTTTTTCTCGTTAGCTTTATTTTGAAAATAAGAACCGACTAGATTGGTTATTGGGCCTATCAAAGACTGTAGCATTCATCTCCTCTGTGTAAAAGCTTAGGGGCTACCCGAAAGTAACCCCATCAGCTTAGTTGGTGTTAGCCAGCAGGAACAACCAGCGTTAGACCAGACTCAGGACGCAGTACAGCTTTGCCGTACAGCATATCTGAGGTAAACAAGTTAGCAAGGAACTCTTGCTTGTAAGTTGTTTGAGATCTAACACCCATTTGCTCTACTAGAACAATAGCATCTCTGTGTAGGAGCATAGCACCTAGAGAGTCTACTGAGCTAGCTCCGTTGTCTCCAGCGGCCTCAACAGTTGGACAGTTGGTGCTGACAAAGACGTCAATACCGTATAACTGACCAATTTGACCACCGGGAACCTGACCGCTGTTAACGAAGTCTGAGCTTACGTATCGGTCAATCCCCATGATCGTGTTACGGACAATAGGTGGGACTACAAAGAAGCGATTGTCCATAGGCACGTCTTGGTCATCCAGCTTTTGAATGATGCCACGGAAACCAGCGTCAGTAAATACGTCAGCGGAAACTACCGTGTCAGCAGTGTAAGTTGAAAGACCGTTTGAAGCGTCTACAAAGAACGTACCTGCGTTGTTGAGGTAAGTCGTGCTAGTCGTACCTGAAGTTCCCAGACCCGGCCCTAAAGCTGATATGTCTGAGTCAACCTGAGTAGCC